AAGCTATATCAAATGCCACGTTTAGGCGTGACATTGATGGCAAATACATTGAATGTTGTGCATTTCCTATTAAAGGCAATGTGTGGATGGTCCCATATCATGTTGTAATGAAACAATTTGATAGTGTGGAATTGGTACGTAGTAAGGGAGATATCAATGATAATAGATTATGTCGTATAAATCAACACAGTTGGGTAAGAACATCAGATACTGACATGGTATTAATATGCTTGCCTTCCGCTGGAGATGTTGCAGACATGACACCCTATTTTCCTGATAGTGCCTCATTTTACTGTGAACCCGTTAGATGGATTCATAAGGACAATAAGGCTGATGTAGCTACGGATGATTTCTTAGCTAGAATGGAGAAGGTGAAGTTCAATGATTCCATTACTGGTCATACATATGAGTATGAAGGGTGGAATTATGTGATGTCACGACCCACACAAACTGGTTTGTGTATGGCAGCTCTGATATCTAAGGGCAGGTTCCCATGGATCTTAGGATTTCATTCCGCTGGATCTTGTGGGACACCCCATGCGAGGGGTCATTTCGTATTGAAGTCAGATGTTGATAAGGCATATGATACGCTGTTTAACAGATCAATAGGGGATGAGATGAACATTAATGTGCAATGTCACAGTAGTGGTACAATGAATTTGGATTTTAAAGAATTCAACATTGAACATACTGGTGAGATGCATTATAAGTCACCTTTCAACTTCATGGAAAAATCTGGATGTGCATTACTTTATGGTAAGCATACTGCGCCTCGACGCACTTTTAGGAGTAGTGTTGAAGATGCGGTAATAGCTAAAAGTGTGTGCGAGAGATTTAATGTGCCAATGATGTATGGGAAACCAAAGTACATTGGAAGTTGGAAACCTTGGCATGATGATGCTACTAAGCTATTACAGCCCACAGACATGAATTTAGATGTTTTAGGGCATGCATATGCTGACTTTGAGAAGCATATATTTGCGTTTCTTGACCAAAATCAGGAATACAAGGATATATTATCTCCTATGTCAAGAGTAGCAACATTATCGGGTGTGGATGGTTGTCGCGGAATAGATGCTATTAAATTAGCGACTAGCGCTGGATTCCCTCGTTGTAAGCCTAAAAGTAATTATGTATTTGTTTCTGAAGAGGAACATGAAAACATTACTAGGCCATTAGACGTGAGTCCAGAAATTTGGGCAGAGGTGTCCAAATTAGAGGACGTGTTAGCGAGAGGTGAGCGAGTGTATTTTATACATAGAATCAACCTAAAAGATGAACCCACTAAGCTTGAAAAAGATAAAGTGAGGACGTTTGCGGGATGCTCCTTGGAGTGTTTGATTCTTATTAGGATGTACTTCTTACCTATTGCTAAGATGATGATGGATCATCCTGATGTGTTTGAGTGCGCAATTGGTATTAACGCTCATGGTCCTGAGTGGACTGAGTTGACCAATAGGATGATGAAACATGGTGCTGATAGGACCATAGCAGGAGATTACAAAGATTATGACACACGAATGTGGTGTTATCTTGTTTTGCTTGCTTTTGGCATATTTATTAATATTGCCAAATGGGCCGGTTACAGCGACAGGCAGATCACTATTATGCGTGGAATAGCCACAGAGCTTGCTTATGGTTTGACGGATTACAATGGTGAATATGTCATGTTCTTGATTCAGAATCTTTCTGGTCATGGATTGACAGTTTTCATTAATAATCTCGTCAATAGTATATATCAACGATATGCGTATTACGATATTTGGGCAGCATTGGCTTCGGGAGATAATAGTTGGATTAACGGACTCAAGCAACATTTAAATATGGATGATGCTGGGTTTGAGACGTTCAAGAGAGTATACATGTCTAACATTCCAGATGGTTATCCAAAACCATTTGCAGAGAATGTATCATTAGTGTGTTATGGTGATGACAATAAAATGTCAGTATCCAGAGACATTAATTATTTCAACCATTGTACTATATCATATTCATTAGGAAAGTGTGGTATTGGATATACAATGGCTGATAAGACTTCAGAATCAGTTCCTTTTATTCACGCAAGTGAATGCGGATTCCTGAAGAGACATGGTGTATGGTCAGAAGAATTTCAACAATTCTTGGCTCCTCTTGAACTCAAATCATTGTTTAAGACATTGCAGTCATCATTGGTAAGCAAAGTATTGTCACGTGAACAACAAGCTGTTGAGGCTATTGATAGCGTATTACGAGAATTGTTTTACCATGGTGAGGATGTCTTTAATGATTGGAGGTCTAAGTTAGAACTAGTGGTTGATGACTGTGATTTGAGATCATATTTCAAAGACCGTTCTTTACATACATATGATTATCTTAAATCAGAATATGTGAGGAAATATCTGTGCACCTCAGATATAAAGAACAGTTGCGCGTCGAACTCCATCGACGAGATCGCTAAAACGGAGGTAATAGTATTGGATACCCAATCACATGAGTCTACTTGGTATCAATCAGGTGATAAGGCTTTACTATTCCAAGGAAGTGCTGCTTATTTAGGCAGGAGCTCGCCGGCTCAACGAATCCGGCCTCATGATGATGATAACCATAGTCATTATGTTGTAAATGAAAGGGTTGCCACAACAACAACTTCTAATAAGGTGAACAATATTAGTTCTATGATGGGACCAGAACAACATCAAACAGTCGTCTTTAGAGACGGAACTCCACAATGGGAATCCAGCATTGTTGGAGCTTATGACGAAACTAGACAAGTTGGCATGGATCAGTCTGTGCCAATTGAGAGTTTTTTCAGTAGACCAGTCAAGGTTGTATTACCTGATTGGGTACCTGGATCTGCTACTCCTTATGAGTTTACGTTGAACCCTTGGTCAACGTTTTTCTTCAATAAGAGAATTAGCAACAGGATCAGCAATTACAATCTGCTGCAGGCCACAATGAAGGTTAAAATCATTATTAATGGTAATGCCTTTTACTATGGTAGATTGATGGCTGATTATGCACCATTA